TCCTTAGCGCCTTTCAGAACAGAACCACTCAAGGCAGTAAAAGCGGCAACCCCAACTACCTTGATGGTGTTAAGAATGCCGCTTACTTTTTGTCCAGCCTTGTGAATGTGATCCATACCTTCGCCCATATTGTGCATACGGACTTGGACTGCCGCTATTCCACTTGCTGTAAACCGGGTGTTATGGGACTTTGGCACACGGCCAATAGCATCCCTGGCCTTCTTGGCTGCGCCACTCGCTTTATCTTCACCATTAATTTTTAAGTTGGTGCCAGGATCATGTTTCAGGGCTTCATACTCGGATTTAACTTTCTGAAGTTCTTTAATGGCGTTACCAACTACATTAATGTCTAAGTTAGTTCCATATACAGCCATTATTTACCTCCTTCCCTCAAATTTTTCCGGGCTTCAAAAACAGCCTTGAAAGCATTGGCTTGCTTAATCTCGGCTGGTTTAACGTCAACAAGTGTGTCCTTGTGCCTTTGAGTAATTGCCTGTTCTTCTTGCTCAATAGACTGTTGAATAGCACTATCAATCTGTTGGTCAGCGCCGTTGTCCATTTGGATCATTTGCGCTGTCAATGGAACTTGTCGAAGCAAGCTCATCAAAGCCACACGTTGTGACAGTTGCTGACGTTCATAGCCCTCGATCATTGCATCAAGGAGGTATGGGTTTAATTGGTCAAAGTCATTAATGCTAGTAATACCAGCACGTTCTCTAGCTATTACAAGGAAATCTCGGTAACTTTTACCAACTTGTCTAATTCGTCGAGCGTTTCGCCTAATCCTTCCTTCGTGTTCTCGAGTGTTGCCTTTTGCTGGTTGTATTCTTGAACCGTTTCCGTCTTGGCGTTCTTGGCAGGCTTCTTCAATTCCTTCAAGCCCTTGTCCATCAAGTCGACCATTCGCTTCATGCTGTCTCGCCATTGCTTCATCGAAACCTTGAAAAAACCAAAGGCAGTCAGTTCCGCCATCAATTGTTCAGACAGCTTATCCAGCCCCTCATTACCCATGATTTCGGAAACAGCATTAAAAGCGTCGCCATATTCCGGCATTGGCTTTTGGCTGGCTAACCCGCCATAAACAATTTCAACAAGCGTTTCTGGGGTTTTGTTGACTAAGCCAGAAAACAGATAGTCAAAGATGTCGTCGTAGCTTTGCTTGTTGCCATCGCCATCAAGCAGCTTTTTTTCCCACAGCTTTAGACTTGCGAAATTGAATTCCAGTGTCATTGGCTTACCATTAATTTTTAATTCCATAAAACATGTCCTCCTTGAATGCAAAAAATGCTTCAGTTATTAAGCGTTAGGAACGGATGGCTTGGAGCTGATATCAGTTCCTTCTTCTTGGTTAGTTGCGGTGTTTCCACCTACTTCAGTAGGGTTCAGATAGTCATATAAAGCACTACCTAAATCAAAGGCATTGTCTTCCAGCATGTTTTCGTTAACCTTTCCATCTTGTGCCAAGCCCTGAACTTCAAAGGCAACGTTAGACTGGAATACTGAGTTCAGTGTTTCAGTTTGTGGCAACGTAGCGATAATGCACTGTGAGTATTCAGCTGGCGCAGTACGGTTAGGCTTAGCACCTGAGATTTCGTTGAAGTCAACTCGATAGAGGTGAACGATAACTTGATCTTGCCAAGCGTGCTTGAGCTTTGCAAACAGGCCGTCGCCCTTTTGGAAGTAAGCCAATACCGTCCGTTGCTGGTTAGCAGAGCCTGCCATCTTGACATCGACAGTCTTGGTCTGAATGGTTTGAAGCGTCTTGGTGTTAGTACCTGACGACTGTCCCTGCAGACCCAACATCCAGGCCTTTGCGTCCTTTGGTTCGTCATCTAGTTTGGCAAAGAACAGATACTTATTCGCGGCATCTAATTGCACAGTTTGATTCTTCTTAGTGTCTGCCATGATTTAATTCCTCCTAAATTTCGTTAATTAAAAAGTCGGCAGCAATCACACCATGAAGTAATTTCGTTGATGTGGTTGTGTCGACTTGTGGTTGTGGACTCACCAGGCTCCCGCTCTGGTAGTCACATGAATACTTTTTTAGTTTCAAATGAGGTAGTAAAATTTCTGCTTTATCAAGAGCGTCCATGAAACTACCCTTTTGGTCCGCGTTCCAATAAAAATCAATTTGGACTGAGTAAGTTCCGGTCTGCACCAACTTATATTGCGGCGTATCTCGTTTCAAAGGCATTTGAACAATGATTTGAGGATACTCAAACTGCCATGTTTTCTTGTCCATTGCCTCATCGCCAGTCAATACAGTAGGAGCGAGTGGTGAAAATAACGCCATAATGGACTGAATTAAGTCAGTTCTTGGTAACGTAATGTAATCCATATCACACCTCCAACTTCCATCCCGATAGAAACTCGTCTAATTTCTTGTCGATATATGGTTGCATTTGCTTCCAGGATTGATACATAAATGGTTCTGGTACAGGGTGAAGACGAGTGCCATATTCAACAAAACCGCCATATTCTGGCCCTTTACCTTTATTAGCTTTTGCAAGTGGGTAAATCTGAACACGACCATCTTCTGTGGTATGTTTCTCAATAGATTTCATTAAAGTGCCAGTAGGTTGATAACCACTACGTCCCTTGCCGACCATGTTCCGCTCAATAGTCTGTGCCAGGCTAACGTTCTCAGTGCCCAGATCATCAAGTAATTTAGGCGTCAGGCGCTTCATAGCACCCATACGTCCATAAATACTTGCCGCTTCTGCTTGCATTCCCATTTCACGATAAGTGTCGCCGATCTTTTTCAACTTAGCTGAATAGTGGTCAGTAACCCTGTATTCAACTACCGGTCGAAGGTTATCTTCGTAGTTATCGTTGCCTTCGTTAACTTCCTTGAGCTTATTAATTAAACGTTTGAACCTACTTCTCGGTTGCATAAGCTACCCCACCTTTGACTTTGAGTTGAAAATAAAAAACGCCGTACTGTTAGCATGGCGTCGCGGCATTGAAATGTCGTAGACAATTCCTTTCTTAGTCACCGGATCATATTCATCGACAAAGGCTAACTTGTCAGCTTGGCAGTGACCATTTACTAGAACTGTTTTTGCATCCTGGTAAATACTGTCGCCGCCAAATAGCAGAGCTTGTTTTTGTAGACCCAGGTTATTAACCCGGCAAAAAACCGCCTTGCTAGCAACTTGATAGTCCGCCTTTTTGTCAAATGGATTGCCGGTGTTAGCGTCAGAATCGACTTTCTTCAGCAAATAAACATCCCGATATTCAGTCAAGGCTCATCACCCAACCCTTACGACCAGATTGTGCTTTGTTGTCCCGGTAAGCATTCAGCTGACTCATGTATGGTGCGAGGTCGTCTTCGCTCCACTGGTCAGTCAACCCTTCTTCGCTGGCTTCAGTTTTACCTTCATTGCCGCGTTTAGCAAACTTAGCAAGTGCCATTTCAGTGATAATGCCAGTTAAAGCATCAGGCAGGTTGTTGTAATCTTCACCCGTGTATAGAGCAACCGATTTACAAGCTAACTTGATATATAGTTTCAGCGTTGGAACGTGTTCCAGGTCATCTAGCGATCCCAAAGCTGTTACTACGTCATCGAGAATATCTGCTTGAACATCATGCTTAATTTGTGCCATTGCTATCACCACCGTGTGCTAAGTCCAAAAGGTCGCTCTTCTTCATGTTTGAAGAATAACTAATTCCTTGATTGTCTAAGTGTTGTTTTATTTCAGCTACCGTGTTTGCAGTGGTAACGCCCGCTCCGTCATTCTCGGGCGGCGTTATTTTCCCTGCTTGCTGTCAGTTGTTGGGGTTGGCGTGGTGGTTGGAGTAGTTTCCTTCACTGGCTGAAATTCCTTATCCAACTTAGCCTGGTAGGCAACAATCCGAATGTTACGAGGGTCAACAATCGATGCCCAAGTATCACCCTTAGCCAGTTCGTCCATTGTTACGGTCTGGCCGGCCGGAGTGAATCCCTTAGCAACAGATGTGCCTAAAACATGAGTAGTCAGAACCCGCCGGTTGATAACGTTGGTCATACCACCGTTGTGACGAGCTTCACGTTGGATTTCCACTGCATTTTGTGGCTTTGCAACAGAGTAACCAACAGAGCCATTAGCGAAGACATAAGACGTTACTGAGCCGTCATCGTTCAGGAGATGTGGATCATCGTCTTGAACAATCTGCATACCGTTGTAAACCGAGATTGGAGTTACAGCACCGGCAGGTTGAACAGTATCAATCAATTGTTGGGCCTTCATTTCGCCGTAGACAGATGAGTGAACAACAATCTTATTCAAAAGGTTATCTTGCAAGTCACCCAACTTTGCAATAGCTGCTAAGAAACCGCGAGCGCTGAATACGCCGGTGTCTTCATACATCTTGGCGGTAGCAATATCCGTGTTCTTGAATACACCGTCAAGAACAGAGAACAGAATCTTTTCATCCTGTGTATTCCAGTAAGAAGTGAATCGACTAGCGACAGTTGCTTGTGCTGGAGCGCCAGATACTTGCTGGGAACGATCAGTCCAACCGAATGCCTTTGCCTGTGCGAACTTGAACGCCCGTTGTTCACCGGTTGTCAGGCCATCAACAGCAATATCCTGAGTGTCGGTCCATGCTTGGGCGTCAGAGGCATCAGCAATGTCATTAATGTATGGCATGTGGATAAATTCGCCTGGTGCCAGCAGTTGGCTACCCAACGAGGTATCGTTAGTCAGAATACCTGAGTTCACAAACCGATTGGTCTTCATTGACTTATTTAATACGTAGTTAGCAAAAACCTCGGGGATAATTGCATTAGCTAATTTAAATTGATTATCTACCATTAGTAACAGCTTCCTTTCTTAATTCTGAGCAAAATAAAAAGCAACTAACGATTAGTTAGTTGCCCATAAAGGTCTTTGTTTTCCTGGAACAACTTTGTCTGTTCTTCCAAACTCAAATCATCAATTGACTTGTTGCCGGCCACGTCGACCTGCGTTCCTTGTTGCGGTTTTGGAGTACCAGCTAGTCGCTGGTCAACTCCCTGTTGAACCGCATCATTGAACGCCTTAGCAAAGTCTTTCATGTTGGCTTCTGTTTCTTCATCAGTCTTACCAATCAAGCGATTGACCATCGAGATCGGGACTTTATACTGCGAAGCAATAGACTGCCCATAAGACAACCGGTGATTGTGCTCAATTTCAGATTTAAGTTGTTGATTCTCTTTCTCTAAGCGTTTACGGTCATCGGCAGCCTTTTCTTCAGCCGTCATCTTGGCCCGGCGCTCCTGCTCAGCAAGTTTTTCACTGATCTTCTGGTCTACCGAGTCATCAACTTGTTTCTTGTACGCGTCCATTTCCTTGCGGTTCTTCAATTTGGTACGACTAACAAAGTCGTTAATCCATTCCTGTTGTTCCTTGGTGAACTCAGGCTGTTCATTTTGAGTTTTATCCTTGTCATCAGTTCCCTGTGGTTCATTCTTTGGTTCAACAGTTGGTTGAATTGAATCCGTAACTTGTTCGTTTGAGTTCTTCTTTCCTGGCATAGTTATTCCTCCCGTTTTACGCCCGTCGGCTAGATTCCGTTTTACCCCCGTCGGGTCAAAGCCGTATGCTCTTTAACGTCTGACACACGTTTGAAGACATAAGAAAAACGCCTATCTGTTTGACAGACGTTTAATTAGTCAATGATTTCCATTGAATTTATTTCATTTTCCAGAACTAATTCACCGCTAGGATTCTGGCTAGTCCACTTTTCAGGTCTTGATGTTAAATAGAACCACCATTGACCATCATCTGAGTTAGGTGGATCGTCAACCGACACTAAATATCCCTTAGTTGTGGAGCCATCTTTCAAGTGTATTAATACTTCATGAGCTACATAGTCATAGTATTCTTTCGTCATTCACCCTTCCCTCCTTGCAAAACAGGAACAATGTGTGTTCCTTTCTTTGAGTGATGAATTCTGATCCACTTAGTAGGCTTGCCACTCCGAGCATCAATACCAACATAATGATTAGTTCGGACGGTTTCAGTATTCCTAAATCCACTCTTGCTCATAAATAGCGAACCGTGTCCAGCATACTTATCAAGTAAGCTTTGAGGGTCTTCCCGATCAAACAAGTAACTTTTACCTTGTTTAACAGTAGATTGCATATGAACCTTTTGCTTATCAAGATTGATCTGACGGCCCCAATCTCCACTCTGAATCATGCTTCTAGTGTAATGCTTTCCATAAGAATCATAATCCATTTTTTTACCATTGTCGAAGAAGTCCAGCAGGTCATCGTTCTTGTCGAACAAACTACCATCTTCAACTTGCGATGGTGGCGTTTCGATGATCTCACACTGGCAGTTCGGATGAAAGGGCGGTGCGTTTGTACCAGCTTGCATATCCTTCACTGGAAATGAAGTCCCATCAATGTCTAAACAGTGTCGGCAGGTGTTGCGCGCCCCAACGGCCATGTTGGTGTAGTACATCACACCTCGTTGCAGCATATCCTGTCGCCGTGCTTCGGTATATGTATAGGTGTATTCCGTTCGCAGTAATCGTTCAGCTCGGTATAGGTCGCCGCCGCTTATGTCATCTGTTCCATAGAACTTTTTAGCAAAATCACGACTGAAATCCTGAATCTTGGCGTGTCGTTGAATAGCGGTGTCAACGGTGTCTTTCAATGTATTCATCATTTGGACTGTATCACGATTAATAGCCGCATAACCATCAACGCCTGATCCATTCTCTTCAACAATTTTAGTAATTGCTTTTTGAGTTAATTTCCTGGAGTAAGGTTTAAGACCACGTTCCTTATTAAACTTACTCAAATGATTTGTCAAAGTTATTTGATGTTCAATAGGAGTTGGTTTGCGGCCCCATTTTCTCAGGAAGTGCTCCATAGCCTGCTTTTTGGCCTTCTCGAAGCCATCGTCCCACACCTTTTGAGGAATGGAATGTAACGCCTCTGTTAGCTGTTGCTTTCGCCATGAAGCCAAATGAATCAGTTCAATAGATACTAAGGCGACCGTTACGTCGGCCACGCTGTGTAAACTGCGATTGGCCATGCTGACAGCAATTAATTGGCGGTCGGACTGGTTAGCATGCTTGTATAAATGCTCCAATTCATGCACCACTTGCCGCCTGTCGCTTCCTGACGCAGGAGTTGACCAATTATCCTCATTAGCCAGAGAACGGCTGACAATGGCTTGTATCTGTTTTTCTGTGAGATGATATTTTTCTTTAAGCTGGTCGATATACTTATCAGCCTGCCCATAAATATCTCTACTTAGTTTCGTCGGCTGGTTTGCCATTGTTCTCACTATCTTCCTGATCGTCGTGGCTTAGATGATTACTAAACTTGTTAGGGTCAATACGGTCTGGGTCATTCTTGATCTGCTCATCAACACGTCGGCTTTCCTCTGGCTCCTTAACACCGGTAGTCGGTTCGATAAAACCACGTAACGTCTTCTTAGAAACAACTCCGGTGTTGGCCATCGCAACCATGTTATTAACCAGGTCTGTGTCGTTCTTTGGCAAGTTCGGTGTGAAGTTTGGCTTGATATTATTAACCATCGTCGCATCTGCAATGACACTGCGCAGTTCCCAAAAGGTCCCAAGCAATCTCAATCGACGCATAATGCCACGAGTAAAGAGGTTATTCTGGGTTTCCCGAATTTGGTCAGACCCAAAGAGCTTATAGGCCATCGCGACACCGGAACTATTACCACCAAAGTTTTCATCATTAACATTTGGGGTGTTGGTGTCCGTGTAAATATCACGAGTGATCTGGTCGATGTGGGTTTTCCAATTATCAATCGGTAGTTCTTTAGTGAGATAGCTGGCGCTTGATGGCACAACAGTGGTACCACCATTAGCATTATTGATGATAGACGGCTTTAGATACATAACCCGGCTCAGCGTATTCAAATATGGACTGTTGGGGTCGATTTCCATTACTGGATTACCGTCAGCGTCCAACACTGGGTTACCGTTCTTATCTTTAACAACTCTCTTCACCGTCTTTGGCACGTCAATATCACCATTGACTACCAGTGTGGCGTTGCTGAAGTCTTCCTCACTGTTAGCCATTTCGCTGATCGCTTTGTCGTACGCATCAATTAAGTCTAAATCAGCTTCCCAGTCACCCAGTCGCTCGTCATTGTTAGCAAATTCAGTAATCGGAACATCTTTCAAATAGTTCTGTTCCTTGCTTTCAACTACCAAGTCTTCACCAATAGAGGCAGTGGGCCGGAAGTGATAAATAGATTGCGCTGTGTACGCAGTAACGTAATAGTATGGCTTGTCGTTGTATTGAACCATGTAGTAATAAACACCGAATAGCGAATGCTGCTCCACACTAGTATCATAGACCACAAACGCATTAGCAGGGTCAAGGACTGTTAATTTAATAACAGGCTTTCCGTCAGCTCCTTTGTCTGTGTACAACAGCTCATAAGCGCGGCCGGTGATGGACAGGTTCTTCTTAATGGTCTTTTCAATATATGGCTCATTAATGGACTG